CAGGGCGGATCCGGCCTTGCCTTGTGCTGTGCCGTAGCGGCCCGATGCCGTGGCCGCGCCGGAGTAGCCCGATGCCGTGGCCGCGCCGTAGCGGCCCGATGCCGTGGCCGCGCCGTAGCGGCCCGATGCACTTGCAATCTTGTTCTTGCCTTCGGCTTTCACGGCTGTTTTGGGCTGATCGCTTGTCGCGCCTTCTGCGGGCGTGCAGCGATCTATCGTGTACTTGACCGCTGCCTTGATGATGCCCGCGATATCGAGTTCGGCCTTCACGGTGATGCGCGAACTGGCCACCTTCGAATCTTCGCCGTGGCGCGAGAGCTTGCCAGCCTGCTCCACAACGGCGAATTTCGATTGCGACGGCTTGTAATAGCGGAAAACGTGCAGCGGGTATTCGCAGGCATGGAAGCCGCCAGCGCAGGCCTCGACCTCGCCTTCGTGCTCGTAGGTCTTGCCGAGTTCGTACTGGAAGTCGCGGCACGTCCAGTCTTGGTTGAAGCCCTTGTACGAAACAATCGGCTCTCTGCCCTGATCTTGCTCGTCACTCATTTGATTCCCCTTTTTGGTTGCCCGCGCTAGCGTGCAATCATATTAGCCGAGTGCGAATGTATTCGCAAGCACGATAAGCTAAGCGGCGCGACGGATCAGCCCGGCCCGTGCGAAATGTTCGTCGGCCCGATCAAAGAACCGTGCGCGCAGGGCGTCCATAGCCTGCTTAACCTTGGGCTCGTATCGCTGGATCGTCCGCTTGTGGACGCCGACCTTTTCCGCGATGCTCTCGCATGACATGCAGCGCTGTTGGCCCAGCTCGATGTGCCGGCGCATGAGCAGGAAGCGCATGAGCCCGTTGACGATGCCGGTTTCGGCCTGCAAATGCAGATCGACCGCGAAATTCCCGCCCTTGCGTTCATGCTCGGCCCAGGAATAAGCCGCCCAGGCGTAGGCCTGCAGCAGCTCGGGCATGCCCTCGATGTACCGGCGAATCATCGCTGCCTGGCCGTGCTGATCCTGAATGCTTAGAGCGCCGTCTGCTGACTTGTTTGTGTCGCTCGCGCCGGCCATGGCTCTCTGCGCATCGGAGACCTTGCAAATCGGCTGCTCGACAATGGCGTAGGCCCAGCGGAGCAGGGCGTCGGTGTCGCGGAATACCCTCATTGTTCCCCCTCGTATCGGTGGCAACGTTTCCCATGCTTGCGCGGGGTGCCGTCGCGGTTCTTGAGCTTGCAGACGTAGATGACGGTGCCGAAGAGTTCTTTGCGCTCTTCGTGGGCGCAGCCGCGGCACTTGAATTCCTCGGCGCGGATTAGTTGCTCCAGTGGATCGCGGTAGGCGTAATGCGGTAACGGAGGCATCAGGTGTTCAATGCCTCAATCGTCCACGCCAACAGATCCACCTCGTCCGCCTTTACCTGCTTGAGCGCCATGCGGTTGCCGTGAATGCCTGACTTGCCGCGATGGTGCTCAGGGCACAGTGGCACCGCGAGCCAGTTCTCGGCGCGTTGCGCCATGCCCTGGCCTTCGCGCACATGGTGAATTTCTGCGGGCGTCGCGCCGTAGCCCAGGCGATCACAGAGGATGCACCCCAGTGACGCCACGCGACCTAGATAGTCTTTCTCAGCCTTCGTCGTCATTCCCGCGCCCCTCCATGACTCTCAACGCTGATGCGCGCAATACGCGCGCATCGAGAGCATCGCCAAGCGCTGATGCAGTAAGTGGGCCGATATTCGCTAGAGACTAGGCGCGGGCGCGAGTGGCCGAGCAGGACGCAGAGGATTCGGTTGATCGCTCTCATTCGAAAGTCACCCCCAGGTTGTTTGCCGCATATGCCTGGACGGCGGCGGTGTATGCCGAGAACTCTCCGACGCTCATCTGCGTGGTGCTTTTGCGCCGACTAATGATTTCGCCGTTTGGTAGGGTCACTTCATCGCAAACGCCATACATGCGCGCGAAGTATTCGTGCCACGTGTCCTTGTCGAACTGGCGCCCATTGACCCAGGCCTGTTCCACGATGTCGCGCAGCACTACGCCCCAATAGAACCGGTTCTGCTCGTTATTCCGCTTCCGCTCCTCGCTGGTGAGGATGATGCGCAATGGCTCGCCCTTGTCGGCAAAGGCCTTTGCGTTCTCCTTGATCAGCGCGACGAAACCGGCCCATACGGACGGGCCTCTCAGCACGAATTCACGGTACAGGGGGGCAGCGCTCATGCCTTCACGCCCTCCGGGATGCTCATGCCTTCCGGCCACTCAATCGTGTAGGTGTTCCACCATTGGGCAGCAGACCATTCCTGCTCAATCGCGAAAGTGCCACCATGACGTGCAGCTAGTTCGCACCAGCGTTGCGCCAGCGCGTTCTCCGGTCGGTTGAACAGGATCTTGCTGATCGTTATGCGTCTGTCACTCATGATCTGCTCACCGCCTCAAAGATTCGCTGATACCCACGCAACCAATTGATGCGCTGCGTAGTGCCTTGTTGGTATGGACAGAAGGCAAAGCCGTAGGGCCGGTACAACTTCGCGCGCCGGCCGATCTGGAAGGCTAGGGCGCCTTCGTCTTCTGTGGTGGGGAGGGCGAGGGTGGTCATGCAGCGCCTCTCGCCGCTTTCACAAACGCCTCAACCTTGTCCGTCAGATTGGTCTGGTAGTCGTAGTCCGATCCGGAGTATTCGAAGTCGGGCTCATCGATCATGCGATCAATCATGTTCAGCTCAATGCTCTGCCGCGCCTTCTGGCTGATGAGATGCTGAATCTTCGGGTGGCGCATATTCGGCTCACCCGCCCGCAACGCTCTCACCTCTGCGATCAGTTCGAGAACGGCGGCCGGTGTGACACCTTCTAGCCACGCCACTACCCCGGGGCCGAACATCAAGTCGGGGTGGTTGTCATGGCGCTGCACAACAGGCTCCATCACGCGCGTAGTCGTTCCGCCATCGGATGCCATCACGCGGCGCCAGCTATTGCTGGTCCAGACGTTCCATGTGTCAGCCGGCGCTTCTTTGGCGATGCGCTCCAGTTTGTCGAGGTCGATCATTTCGTTTCCTTCACGGTGATTCCATGCACATGCAGCATCAGCTTTGCCTTGAGGATGAAATCCTTGGTGCGCACGCCTTTCACGTCCTCGACGATCTGCTTGCCCGCCATGTCGTAGACAAAATCGGCGATGTATTTCACGGCCCGGATCGCTTTTCCGTTGGCGTCTCGTTGCGCCGGAATCAGGATGTATTCGACCTGGCGGCGCAGATTGCTGATTGAGCGCTGGCGCTGCATCATCAGCAGTTCTTGGTAACGGGCATGTTCGCGCCTGCTGTCGAATGTGCCGGCCTCGGTCGTGACCTTGACGTTGCGATACTTTCTCAAGCGACCCTCTCCCGAGCCCACTCCAGCCCACGAGCAACACAGGCCAGCGACCAAATCGCAGCGGCGAACGGGATCATGGCGATGGTGATGACGGCGTAGAGCAGGGCGGAGACGATCGCGCCTGCGAATTTGAGGGCGCGGGTCATGCCGCCTCCCCAACAGGATTGAGGACAGCGAATTCGCCGAAATGCTTGATTGCGGCTTTGTTGTATGCGTGTGCGGCCTCGTCTTTATCGTCAAAATAGCCGAGGAAAATCGACTTCTTCTCGACTCCAATGCGGGCATACCATTTTTGATTGCCATTACTCCACGACACACCCTTACGTCCGGATGTGCCCTTGACGAGCTTATTGGTTTCATTCTGAGCCGCAGTCGCATTCCGAAGATTGCCCCATCTGTTGTTGGCTCGATTGCGGTCTGCGTGCTCCGCCATGTGCTCTGGGAACTTCCCCTCCATGCAGAGGAAGGCAAGTCGATTCGCTCGGTACTCGCGTCCATCAAGGCCGATGATGACGTAGCCGTAATCGGCATGAATGCGCCCCGCGACATCTCCCGCCTTGACGGGGCCACGCCGTTTCACTCGCCATGTGAATATGCCGGTTTCCGGGTTGTAGTGAAGCAGTTCGCGCAAGCGCTCTGCGGTGATAGTTTCCGTTCCGTAGGTCATGCTTGGACCTCACCCAACAACGCCGCATCAACTTGCATGTGCAGACTTGCAATGGGGCCATCGTTGAAAATCTGGCGCATATCGGCGTAGTAATCAGCGAGTGCACCTTCACTACGATGTGCCGGGATGGATGTGCCCGCATGGTCGGGGCGCGTGATGTGCCACAGAACACCGCCGAGATGCTGGGCTGCCTTCATCTCGTTTTCGAAGCGGCAGTCATCAACGACGACATTCCAGCCGCTGTTGAGATGGGCGCAGGCCTCTTCTTTCCATAGACCGGTCCAGAACTCCGCGCCGATCAAGTCGCGCCCCCACTCGGTGCCGAGCGTGACCATAGCGTGCCGCGGTGTTTTCCCGCACAGCAGGTCGCACGGCTGCTCCTTGCGCGAGCCTTCAATTTCCTCATCGTCCAGGCCGATGGCGCGAAGCATGGCTTTCAATGGGCCGGCGAACTTCACGCGCTTGTAGCGATGTTCGGCGATAAGATAGTCGGCAACCGTCGACTTGCCGGCGCCAGCATTGCCCACCAGGGCGATAACAGATGGCAGTCTCATTGTTCGCATCCTTTTCCGACTTCGCCATGGCTGTCGGCAGCAGTGAAAAGCTTCCAGTGAATCCAGCCGCGCTCCATGCAATAGAAGCCCCACTGGCGCACGCGCGGTCCAGTGACAAACAGCGTCCAGCAGTGGCCTGCATGGAGCTCTATGCGATGTGGCGCGGCGCCCCAGCGGAACTTGATGTCGCCCAACTTCCGGATTGATCTTTGCAGCAAGCCGCCGCGCTCAATGACGTGCTCGGTGTATTCGCCTCTCAGCAAAGTGCTGAAGTTGAAGAGCCACGGATGCGAGTGGTGGGCGCGGTCGTCATCGCTGCGAAGGAAGCAATGCAGGTAGACGTTGCAGATTGGGTTGCGCGGGACCAGCCACCAGCGCAGCAGGTATGGCCGCTCCGGTCCACCGATCACGAAGTCAGCGGGCCGGCGCGTGACACGCGCGATGATTCGGTCGGCGAGGCTCACTCCACCTCCTCATCCGGGCGCATGCCGCCGATGAATCCATGCTCCCATTGCTTGGCATGTTCGGACCCATGGGGATACGGGTTGGCGCGGAATGGCAGCCCATGACGCGCAGCCTGAGCACCCTCCTCGCGGGTCTGATCGATGTCGATGGTGGAGAGATTGGGGTGGGTCATGCGGCCTCCCGTTGATAGCCTTCGGTGTTGCGCCCGAAATGCGTGACAGCCGGACGCGGCTTGTACTTCGGCGGCGCAATGACCGCAGCGAGAAGCCGGCGCCAGTTGGCCGCAGTGTTCAGCACGGCCGGACCATCGGCGCCGTCGAACTGATCGGCTGGCGTCGTCATAACAGTCATGGCGTCCACCACATGCGCTGGCACTGCGATGTTGATGCCTGCGTTGTAGTAGCCGAGATGCGCGCGCACCGCTTCTTCGGCGTAGCGGCCTGCCGTAGACGTGCGGAACGTGTATCCCTTGTCGTCCGGGCGCCACAGCAGGATGTAGCGATTGCGCTTGTGCGTGTGATGCACGCTGATGACGTAGTAGTCGCTCATGCGGCTCTCCCGATTTCGGCGGCAGCGCGCACGATGGCGCGACGGGTGGCTGCACCAACATCCGAACCATGGGGTTCGGCTACGTAATGAATCTGTCCGCTTTTTGACCGATACCCGACGTATTGCTCGGGCTTTCCTTCGTCGTCGTTACCGACGTACGTTTCCAACTCGCAAGCAATCAACAGCCGCAGCGCATCGCCATCGTCTTCAAGCGGGTCCCAGCATGGGTAGGGGTACTTGTTGAGAATGAAGTGATGCGCGTGTTCCGGCAGAGGAACGATGTACGAGTCAGTGATACCGACATCGTGTCGGGTAATCCACTTGACCTTTATGCCCGCTGCTTTAGCGGCCATCTTCAGCAGTTCGCGTCTGTCCATCACCGGCTCCAAGGCACGCCTTCACACAGGCGCCATTTCGAGTACAGATAATCGGTGTAGCCCGTGAGTTCGCCGTCAGGGATGCCGTACCGGTGCGAGCGGTCGCGCTCGGCGGGGGTCATAGCCCAGTAGACGCGGTGGCCTGCAGTGTTGCGGCCCGTGCGGAGTTGGAAGGTATCGACGGCCTTGTTGCACAGATTATCAAGGCGCTTCGGCGTCGATTTGAAGAGATGGACGAGATCGTCAACGGTGAACTGCTCGCCGGCGTACAGGGTCAACTCGTGGACGAGTTCGACCATTCGGACGGCGCGGGGCTTTTCGGTTTGGGCTCTCATGCGGCGGACATCTCCGTGTGTTGTCGAACTTGTCGCGTTGCTGCATCCACCTGACCGACAGTGCAGAGCATCAGTTGGTCAAACCAAAGGTCGAGTGCTTCACGAATGTCGCGGATTGCATCGCCATCGAAACCAAGGCGGCCGGTGCGCTCGAAGCGTTCACGAGTGCGCATCATTCCGTCGTTTGCCGCCAGCAGGACGGGCATGATTTCCGGGCCGATGTCGGCTCGCGTGAGTTCCAGTGCATGGTTCATGGCGCTGGCGATGGTGTTCCAATCGCCGGGGGTGCCGACGCCCTTGCTGATGCCGTCCAGTGCCGACAGCACGGCGAGGCGGAAGCGATCAGCGTCGCTGTCCTGCATCTGCGAGGCGCGGGCAGATTCCAAGGCTCGCGTCGCTTGCTTCTGTGCGAGCGACCGGTACTGTTTGCGCGGCTTTCTCGTCGTTCCCATCACCGTTTCCCCTTTAGCCAATCTCGTCTTGCCTGCGATTGCTCGGCTGGCAGCGCATCGAACTTCTCGCACTCACGCGGCCAGGTCACGTTCACAAACCTGCCGACCATCGGCTCGAAATCGCAGTGGCCCGTGCCAGCACGCGCATTCGCTCTATCGGCCTTCATGTCGCAGTGCTTGCAGTCGATGCACTCGGGCATGCAAATAAATTAGCGTGTTGCGAAGATATTCGCAGTATAGATAAAACTTAGGTAGATGGGTAGTGGTTTTTGCATCAGTCAACCAACCCTTTTGCGCGTCTCGGTGCGGCCGGCGGCGTGTACCCGCGCTGCAGGTCATGGAATGCCGTGTGCTCGCCCTGGTAGGCCAGTGGCACCATGCCCGTTTCTCCTTGGCGCTGCTTGCCGATGAGAACCTCGCAGATGCCATTGGCTTGGCTGTTCGGATCGTAGACCTCATCGCGGTACAGGAACATGATCGTGTCGGCATCTTGCTCGATTTCGCCAGAGTCGCGCAGGTCGGCCATGCCGGGGCGCTTGTCGGCTCTGTTTTCCAGCCCGCGGTTGAGCTGGGCGAGCGCGATGATGGGAATGTCGAGTTCCTTCGCCAGCGCCTTGAGCCCGCGCGAATAGCTGCCAACTTCCTGATTGCGGTTCTCACTCGGGCCGCCAGTCATCAGGCCAAGATAGTCGACCACCAGCAGGTTGAGGCCATGCTTGCGCTTCACGGTGCGGGCTTTGCTGCGGACCTCCAGCAGCGTGAGCGCCGGCTGATCGTCAAGGTACAGATTCAGATCCGTGATCTTGTGGGCCGCGACTGTGAAGCGCTGCCAATCGTCGTCCGTCATCTTCTCCGGCTGCCGCAGATGCTGCATGTGGATGCGGCCCAGCGCGGCGATGTTTCGATCGTGCAATTGGTCGCGTGGCATTTCCATGGAGAGCACAAGGGCGCTGTAGTTGAGCGCCACGTTGCGGGCAATGCCGAGCGCGAAGGCGGTCTTGCCCATGGCGGGACGGCCAGCCGCAATAATCAGTTCGCCGCCGCGCATGCCGCCGCCGAGCTTGTCGTCGAGATCACGGAAGCCGGTCGGTATCGCCTTGATCTTGCCTTCGGCCGCTTCCTGCAGCCGGTCGATGTAGTTGCCAAGGTCGTCACTGGCTTTGATCGGCTCGCTCTTGACACGCTCTTGCGCCAGGTTCTCGAGCTTGGACTGGATTCGATCAACCACAATCCGCGCCTCGTCCGCGCCCATCACCATCTCCGGGACATCGGCGGCCAACGTCAGTAGTTGGCGCTTGACAGCTTTGTCGCGCACCAGAGCGGAGTAGCGCTTGATGTTCGCCGAGCTGGGCGTCGATTGCGCCAATGCGTTCAGGTAGGACAGGCCGCCGATATGCTCCGAGTCACCCTTGGCGGCGAATCGTTCGTAGACCGTCACCACGTCGGCGGGCTGGCCAGCAGTTATGAGCTCGCAGATGGCGCCGAAGACAGCGGCATGGTCGGCGCGGTAGAAGTGCTCACGGCCCAGGCCTTCAACACGGTCTATCGCGTCATTATCGAGCAGCAGGGCGCCGAGAATGGATTGCTCGGCCTCAATGGAGTGGGGAACGTCCCGAATGTCGGCGTGACTCATGTGTCCTTCTTTGCGTGGTAGGTCTTGGCCTGGGTGCCTTGCGTCGTGAGTTCATACGAACCATCAGCCTTTGCGCGCCAAAGCCTGTAGTAGCCCTTCTTCACGTAGTTCAAAAGGTGTCTACGCCAATCGGCCTGCAAACGGGCCGCCTTTTCGCCATCGCCCAAGTGCTCCTCCTTGAACACCTCCCAGCAAAGCTGGACGAACTCCATGGGCAGACCGGTTTTTTCGACGTAGTCAAGCAGCGGCCCGTATTCGCTGATCGCCTTTTCCCCGGCCTGCGCGCAGCGCTCAATGAAGGTCTTGAGAGAGACGCGGGTTTTGCGTTCTCGCTTTGGTTTTTTCTCGGCAGAACTTTCACCCCCTCCGTCGCCGTCAGGCGATGGGGGGGTAGGAGGGGTGTTTACATGGTTACTGGATACTGGA